ACGTGCCGTTGCAGATGTAACCAGAAACCGACGTGTAAGTGTCAAGGCCAATCAAACCCGTTACTGGGGCACCGGTGTTGGGGTTGGTAATAGTGAGGTTTGTGGCAATGCCGCTGGTTGCTGAGTTGGTAGAAGTCAGCGTCATTGCAGTTTTGGCAGTGACCGCAACCGCAGTCGTAACAATCGCCGTGCCTGAAGCCGTTGCGGGAACGGCATTTAGCGTCATAACGTTGTCAAAACCCAAAAAACCAGCAGTAAGAGCGCCAAAATCCTGGCCCGGCTGGTAAGTATAATACTGACGAGGGTCTACAATTCCCGCGCCGCCCCAGAACAGAGAAGGACCCTGTTCTGGGTTGTAATCATAATTGGGCGCTGCGCCGTAAACGACAAGCGGACCCGAGAAAGCAGTAATAGACATCTGCTAGGTTCCTTACGAGGTCGGGAAGTTGCCGTAAATCGCGCGGTAGTTGTAGTAGCCAAAGCTGTAACGTTCGTAGCCCTTAACCAGCAGGTTATCAGTCTGGAAATCAACCTGCATATCAGTTTCGAACGGGATACGCTCCATGTAGCTCAGACCGTCGATGTTGGTCAGAAGGAACCAAGCATAAGCTGAGGTCAAGAAATCATTGACCATGTAGCCTTCTGACAGACCGCCCGCCGTGGTAAGAATGGCGTTCACGTCGTTGTCAGCCGTGCCAGGCCGAAGTTCCGTTTTCATCAAACGAATGGCAACCGGCTCAAGCTGCGGCGGAATAACCAACTTACGACCGCGAGCAAAAATTTTCAGACCGGCTTGGTCTTTGAAGTTCGTTCGGATAGCAATCATCGAGTTCAGCAAAGTGGCTTCGTTCAAATCAACCTGAGTTGACGGGGTATTGGCAATCGTGCCGCCGTCAATAGGATGTGCCGTGGAGCAAAGCGCAACACCGTCACCGCCAACCGCGTTGTTGTAAGTCTGCGCCGTGTTGAGGATAGACGCACCGTAAATTTCTTTGGTCTGGTGAAAAGCTTCAATCAGGCCCAAGTTAGACGGGTGAAACTGCGTCTTATAGATGTTATCGTCAATTGCCTTGCGGGTAATGGCGTAACCAAGACCAATTTCAGTGTGTTCCTGGTTATACACATAACGCTCACCAGCGCTGTTGTCGAAGCCAGTCTGACCACCTTCCTGCTTAAGCTGGGCAAGACCCAAGAAGCGCAGTTCCGCCGTGCGTTCAACCGCCAGCTTGGAATCGTGCTTCGTGAAAATCTTGTCATACTGAGACGGAATCATCTCATACTTACCTTCAATCCCCCGCAGGCCGGGAAGCAGAAGGTCTTTAATGGCACTAAGATTAACAGCCATGATTAATTACTCCCTTAGATGCCAGCAAAGCCGCGCGGCATCGAGTTATTGAACCCGACAACGATACGGTTGTAAGCAGTGGTGCTATCGTTTCCGTTGATGCTTGCCAGCGGGCTGGTTCCGCCCGGCGTGTAGTTGGCAAGCGAGATAATGCGGAACGGCAGGAAGGAGTTGGAAGCGTAGGTGCCACCCACGTTTGCAACCAGCGTCTGCGTGTCCGCGTAAGCGCCTGACAGGCCGTTGGCGGTCGAGCCAGTGCCCATGGAGAACCCAATGTTCTGACCAATGCTGGTCAAGCTAACCGCAACCGCCGTGCCCGAAGACGCGCCGGTCTGCACAAGGAACTGAGCGTTCGGGTCACTGACAATGTAAGCCGTCACATCGCCGTTAGCATCCGAACCAGGCCAATAGTTGCTGAACACCGGGCGCTTCTGCGAAGTGGACAGATACTTGCAGCCGATGAAAATACCAGCAACCGGCGTGAACACCGTGGCAGCGCCAAAAGTCAACGTGGAGCTAAACGCGCCCGTGACGTTGAAAGTTGCAGTGGTCGTCGTGGAAGCGGTAATCTGGAAAGGACCGTTGAAACCACCGCCCGTCGCAAACGACGTGCCGGTGAATACAATGGTCGAACCGACCGCAGGGGCAGTCGTGGAAGTGAACGTTGCAACCGCAACGCCGTTCGTCACCACAATGCCGCTGACCGCCAAAGACTGCGGGGCAGAAGCCGCAGCAATATAACCAGTGCCAAGACCGGTCGTGCCAGTCGCCTGGACAATAGGGTCTCCAAAATAAATTGCAGTGGCGTTGCTGGAAGAAATAGACGAAACAGTCTGCTCAAAGGTCGGGGTGGCACCCGTGCCGATATACTGCGAAAATCCGAACGGCGCGTTAGTGTTCGCCATGACGGTTGACTCCTTAAAAGGAGGTTCCCATCATCGCGCACCGGGGCGATGAGTAAACCAAGTTTTTATTCAAATCTTCCACACCGAGGGAAGTGATATAGTAAAGCCACAGAAACAAAAAAAATGCAAGAGATTTTTTACATCTCTTGCATAAAAATTACACAGCCCCGTTTGGAATAGGTAGTGGCTCAAAATTATTGCGCACCTTGGTGTTCAATTCACCAAATTCGTTGCTCGTCTGCGCAAGGCTCTTTTTGTTAGACGCCACATATTCTTGCGCCGCCCGAAGTTCTCTTTGCCGCGCGCGGTCAACAAGAATCTTAGGGCGTTCGTAAAGGCGCATGCCTTTGCGGTCGATAGTTTCATTTTTCCCAGGCATCATGTCCCGATGACGGTTGGCCGGCACCGGTTCCCACCCATTGCGAGCCAGTTCATAATCATATGATGGGTCGTTCTGGCCCAGCACCGTATGACGCCGCCATTCATACTCCCAACCATCAGGCACACGCGCTCGGTCAATATAAAACTCATCCGAGTTAACGCCCAAATTACCGCCCGCAGCCTCAAGCACTTCCGCCGCGCGAATGGCAGCGCGCGCACGCGGGTCATCCTCACGCATCTTCGGGCGTGGTGCAGAAGGCATCGAAGGAGTGGGGTTTTCATTGTCAACAGGAGCAGCAAAAGTTTTAGTCAGCAAGCTCTTCGACGTCTTGCGGGGAGGCATCAGCCGGCGCGGCGACTTTGCGCTAGGTGCAACAGGCTTTTCGTTCAAATCATCACTCATTATCGGCTCCCACGTTGAATTTTCAATTTCTGCTTAGCGTATTCTTCCGGCGTCATTTTGTTCAACCGAGCAATGTCCATTTCCTCGCTTGTCAAGCGCATGGTCCGGCTGCCAGGCGTCCCACGAGTGACCGGTGCCGCCGCAGGTGCCGGTTGCTGCGCAGCACGAGGCCGAGCAGCTTGTTCCATGGGATTTTCTGCTGCTACAACCGACACAAGAGGAGCAGGCTTTTTAATCTTCAACGTGGTTTCAATGGCGTCAAAATATTCGTCTGTGTCTGGGACGATACCTTCTGCGGTCGCCAAGTTATGCGCCGCCACCATACGTTGGAAATTGCGGCTGTCTTGAGCATATTCAGGATGCGCACGAACCCATGACGCCGAACGAGGAGACAAGCGTGAAGCCAATTCCTCAACAGGGTCTTGAGTGCTGCGTATTTCCTGCGGAGGCTTGCTCCGCATAGCTTCTTCGCCGTTCCGGAGTTGAAGCAGCTTAGCTTCAGCGCCAGACATTTCTTTCTGGATTGCTGCCGCGGTCTGGTAATCTCCCGCAGACATTGCTTCAGCATACCGTGCCACGTAAATTTCAGCATGGCTTTCCAAAGTGCTAATTGCACTACGGATAAGCTGCAAATTGCTCGAATCTACTTCATTTTGGCGTTGGGCTGCTTCTTGTTCAGCTCTAAACCGGGCGGCTTTTTCCGCTGCAAGCTGCCGTTTTAGTTCTTCAACTGCGGCGGTTTCGTCAATTCGTTGAGGTTCTTCTGTTGCAGGAGCAACTTCTCTGACTTCGACAGTGGCTTCGCCCGTTTCTGACGGTTCCGCTTCAATTTCAACGGAAACATCTTTGGTTTCATCTGTTTCTTTGGTCATTACCACACCCTATCCGGTTGGTCGATACGCCCACGAACGTTAATATCTTCAAGAACGCGGCACAATACGCCGTTCACAGTAATGCTCCACCCATCAGACGGGCGGAAAAATACCCAATCGTCCAATTTAATGCTCATTCCTGAAAACCAGCCGTCGCCATTATCAACAAATGCGCCAAAACCCGTTTTAACAATCAAACCTACCTTAGATTGCACCCGGTCTTCGTCTCGATGAGTATCAGGAAGATACAAACCAGATTTTGTCTTTTCAGGACGAAGGTAAACTGCAATCAAAACTTGATTATTAAACAGTTCAACTGCGCTGATATCTCCCAAATCCGTTTTTAGCTTTGTCGCAGGGTCAACGTCATGCACCATTGTCATGAACGGCATGTAAAAACTCCGGTTAGCGTTGGTCTGTGATTGATTTAGTTTCGTCGCACAACGAAAGAGCAAGTCGGAGCCCTTCAATGGCTCCGACTTTCCAGCAATAATCAGAAAAATCAGCAATACTATGCCGATTCGCAATGTGTTCCATGCGTTCGACAATAGCGTCGCTAATAAATTTCCTGATTAGCGCATCATAATGCTGGGCTTGCGTTAGCATTATGGTGCCTCTGGCAATTCCATCCAATGGGTGATGCCGTCAGAGTCAATTTCATCGCCGTTGCGGGCGCAGAAAAAAAACCCATCTTCATCAAGCCATACCGTTAGACAACGGTCATATTCTACTGACCACACCATGATATCGGTGCAGTCAGTTGGGGCGGTGTCAATGGGCATCCATTCATTCGTCATCTTCGTCATCCTCGGCGCTCAGAGCTTCAATCGTTGCCATCACGCCTGCAACAAACCCGTTGAAATGCGCGTGCGCGACTTCGCAATAGTCCTCGTCTTCCTCGTCCTCGTCCTCGTCCTCGTCCTCATCGTCCTCATCGTGCATAGCTTCGTCAAAAATCAAATAAGCGTTTTCCGCCAATTCTTGAACTTCAATGAGAATTTCATCTCCCGCCGCAACAAGAGCATTCAAACGCTCCATAATAGCTTCAAACTGCGCGTTATCCAACTTAACTGACACTTCGTGCATATCAACCTCCACCATACTGTTTAATCTTTTCCAAACGCCCCCGACCGCCGCCTGCTCCTGCGTCGATAGGGTATTCAGCACGGCCACCAGACTTGCGGCCCATAGCCGCGCCAGGCGGCATCATTCCAGGCCCTGCGGGCGGCATGGGCATTCCAGCCGGCATAGGCATTCCAGCCGGCATAGGCATGCCAGCAGGCCCCGGGGGCGGCATTGGCATAGCAGGACGCGGCTGCATCTGTGGCATGCCCTGGTCCTGCCCCTGGCCGGCCCGTGGAGCGCCGATAATGATGTTGATGTTGGTCTTGCCCTTGGCACGCCCGCCATCCTTGCGGGCCATGCGGTCGCCCGTTGGGCGCGTGCCCTGCATTTCGCCATCGGACACACTTCGCGCCTTGCCGCCCATGCAACGTTCGCACCGGCACATTTTATGGTGAATCTCACCGCCATGGGCCTTGCCCGTCAGCGCCTTGGGCTTGACCATCTTATGGATAAGCACACGGTCCTGAGCTTCGTCTGTGTGCGGAGCGGCACCACCCCGCGCACGGTGCGTCAGTTCACTGCCCATGAAAGACGTGTTCAACGGGCCACCACCCATTTTGTGGGCACGCCCGCCCTTTTTCATGCCGCCGACATGCTCATTGCCGCCGTCCCGGTATTCGTTGGCAATCTTCACGTCCCGGTTCAACATGGCGTCAATCGGCGGCATTGCCTTGCCACCCGCTTTTCGAGGCTTGCGTCCCGCATGCATCTTGCCCTCTGCGCCTTCTGCCTTCAAAGCCCCGCCATGCTTGAATTGGCGCTTACTGACCGGGCGCATGCCCGTCTGGGCGTAGGCATTCAAAGCATCAGGCGGCGTGTAACCAGATGCGTCAATCGGTGCACCTCGAGGGTCAGCGCCAATCATGCGCGCAATCTTGTTTCTCATTGCCTCACGGGCCAGACGGGATTCTTTAGACATAAAATTACTCCGATTACGGGCGCTTCAAAAGCGTTTTAGTTATATTTACAGCGTTTGTGGCATACTTGCCAGGGTTTGTCAAAGACATTGCGTGGTGCAACACGGGATTCTTTTGTGTGTTAACCACTTCGCCGCCCCGTTTATACCGGTGGTTAATGCGGTCATCCGCCCGATGAACGCGACCTTTACCCATTGGCAAGCCAATTTTTGCCATTGCTAAAGCAAGGGGGTGGTCGTGTGCCGGTTTTTCAATAGCACCGCCGATAGCCGCATGACGCATAGCGTTGATAACATCTTGGTGTGTCGTTTGTTCGTTGCCGACTTTATCCCAAACGGCATGATGAACAAGATGTTGATAGTATGGTTCCATACCCTCAGGTATTTTTAGCCCCATAGCTTCCTGCCGAGCAGCAAGGCGGTCAACGGCCTCATGGCCCGCGCGCGCAAGAAATTTTTTAGCTTCAATGGTAGGTTTCCCGGTATGCAGAACAATTTGTCGCGCATCAAGCGTAGGTTGATCTCCGCGACCAAGAAGAGACGCCATAAACCCAGCTTTGGCGCTGCCAATACCATGAACGCCATTAACAAAATAGCGCCACTCTTCAGGGCTGCTTTTACTTTTCATGGCGCGAACAACCATATCAGAAACAGCCGTTGCATGCTGCGGAAGGTTTTGAGCCGCCCACGGAAGCGCATGTGCTTCAGTGGACAAACCAAATGGCTTCATGACTTTTACGGCGTCTGCAATAGATTCATGGTCAACAACACCTTGCTCGGCGGCGTCAAGATAACGGCGCCCCATAGGAGAATGCAGCCATTCTCCAAAAGCTCCTTCAGGGCGAACATTGCCAGTAAAATTATCTGGAAGAGGAACGCCGGAAGCACGAGCTTTATCAGCAGACCTAGATTCGCGCTGAATGCTAGACCGAGTGATTGCATACGCTTTAATGAGGTCGCGAGGAGTCAATCCATGAGTTGCGGCCCGTTGCGCAGTCTCATCCATAAATTGGCCAAAATTAGCAACGTGAGACGGAATTTCATGCAATCCCCCTAGTTGCTCTTGCACTTCGCTAAAGGGTCGCCAATGCCATTCAGCCATTTTGCGGCTTTCAGGGTCTTTGTAAGTTTCATTTGCCGGCTCTACATCTCCCCCAGACGCAAACCCCATCGGAGAACCACTAACATGAACCCCCGGTAACATTGACGCAGGATGCTGCCCTACAGCACCACCACCGGCCAGCATGGGCATGGCAGCAGAATAGGGGGCTCTATCCCCCGGCAACGGGCCAATCGCCCTACCAAGGCCCTTGGCAACCATAATGGCGCGTTTTACCGCGCGGTTGGGGTCATCAAACATCATTGCCGTGCCTCCGCTTGGGCCACAATCGGTTGCGCAATTGGCGCACCTTCAGGATGGCGAATAATTTCTTTGGCTAATTGGAGCAGTTCCAGCTTCTCGCGGCTCTCCCGGTCTTGCGCCCGGTTCTGAGCCTCAGATGCAGCTACACGGTGCTGCACTTGCACCCCTGCCTGCTTGGTCTGCGCGTCCAACAACCGCGCCTGCGCGGTCATTTGTTCCGCATTAGACGGGCCTTCTGGTGCTGCGGAAGCTTCTTTCTGATACACCGCTGCGTGCATCTGCGCCTTGGCAGCTTCAGCCTTGGCCTTTATTGCCTTGGTGTCAGCTTCCTGCTTTTTAATGTTCAGCGTTGCAATTTCTTTTTGAACAGCCGGCGGCAATGCCTGTTGCCTTTCTGGCGAAGCCATAAATTGCTCAGGATTGCTAAATCCAATTGCCGCCAATGCCGCTTTGTCAATCGCAATAGGGTCATACAACTGCGGACTTGCCGCCTGGAGTTGTTTCAGCGCCATAATCTTCATGACCCGCTGACTATGAGACGACGTGTTCGGGTCTGCCTGCGGCACCAACTCACAATCCGTCAAAGCTTTAAGAAAATTATTCTCGTCCCATTGATACGCGGGCTTTTTGTTTCGTTGCCAAAAACTCTCAGGATGCTCCCGGAACACTTTCACCAATAGTTGAAACTCCAACGCCTGCGCAGCATGCAACCGTTTGTGGACAGAGTTCATGATTTTGGTGGCTTGCTCAATCATTGCTAGCGTTGTGCCAACAGGCGCATCAGCCCGGCCTTCACCGACCTGTTGCTCCGACGTGCCGCCAATCCGCATGCCCGTGGTTGCCATGTCGCCAACCAACGCCATTAGGGCTTGGGACGGTTCTTTATACGGAAGTGGCATGACAGCTTGATTAATTGGCATACCTCCCGTCTTGACTGGCGAACCGCCGCCAGGAGGGACACGGAAGATGTTGCTGTTTTGCCTAGCCCCAACATCTGCAAACAAAAATCCCGGAAAGTTAGAATACATTCCAGCGTCCAAAAGCTCGCGCCAAGCAGCAGTAATAGCATTAGTAGTATTACCCAAAATGTGAAGAAGCCCAATGTCATAAAAACCAAGGCCAGGAACAAAAGTATATTTGACAAAATTTTCGCGGGCTTCCGGGAGTGTGTCTGCTTTGTCATAGTTCCTCACAATGGACAAAATTTTCTTTGACGATACGTCAATTGTCACGCGATACGGAACCTCAAGCCCCGTTACTTTGCCTTTTAGTTTATGCTCAAACCCTACAATATCCAACTCACAATACGTTTCATAAATCTCCCGGTCCCGGTCATTGGGGTTCGATACGTTTTCCGAAATACCTTGCTGCGCCTGCTTTTCTTCTTGCACCGCGTCCATCTTGCGTTCATGCGGCGTTGACAAATCAACATCCCGATAAACGCCAAGAATTTGCAGCCGCTTGACAACGGAGGGACGCATTAGCACCCGATGCGTTACACGACGCGCATTGCTCAAATCCGTAGCGG